ACACCGCGGCGCCGTCGGCCGGGATGGTTGCGGCCCAGATGTTGCCTGAATCGGCCATGATGGTTTACCCCTTCCAGGGCTCAATGGACGGGCCTGAATAAGGTTTTTGTGCAGTTGTGTATTTAGTTGGCTTTGACGAGCAGTTCCCCGGAGAACTGCCATCGCTCGTAATCGACAAGGTCCGGGTACATAAAGTCCCGCGGTCCTTCCTCGTTATCGAACCGGCGGATAAAAATGTCGCCTTGGGTGGTGGTGACGGTGGTGCCGCCGGCGTTACGCAGGGCGGTGCGGGCGGTGTTGCACATCGCCTCCACCTGTCCCACGTCCTGGGCGAAACACTCGACCAGGATTTTCGCGCCGTCGGTGGCGATGTTGTGCAGGCTGCCGCCCATGCGGGTCACCCTGACGAACCGTTCCGGCCTAGCCCGGGGCGGCATCTTCGCCGACACGAACGCATACTCGCCGAACGCATCCGACAAGATCGTGATCGCCGCCAAGACAGCCGGTTTCGGGGTCGGCCAAATCATCATCTAAACCCCGCTTTTAAGAATCCGCAGCAACGTGTTGTGCTTGGCGTTGGAATTCTTGGCGTGATTACTCGAAGTGAACACGTTGACCCGCCAATGCCCGAACGGATAGTTGATACCGCGGCTGGACGACATCCGATACCCCTCTTTTTCGGGAAGGGTTTCGTTGGCTTCGTTCATCAACTGGGTGCCCACATGCTCAAGGAACGCCTGCACATCGGGGGCGTTACGGATACGGAACCGCGACCCCTGCTTGAACTTCAGCCGGACGTTAGTCATCGAACTCCACCAACACCCACATGCCGTCGGCGAACACCCCAAGCAGATCCGACCCATCCCAAATGCACAGGTTGTTGTAGTCGGATTCGGTGGTGAAACGTGTGCCGGTCGGGAACTCGTGCACAGCGCGGGGAACGTGGACGCGGATCACGACCCGGCCTCAACCTCAGGATCGACCAGCCCGATCGAGAACACCCGCCGGGTCAGATAGTTGCGGTAGGGGCGCAGACGCATCTTCAACGACGCTGTCAGCCACGGGCCAGCCGATGTCGATGAAGACTCGCCGATCCTGACAGCCATCGTCTCTTTCGCCGTGTTGTAGCCCAACCCCATCACGCCGTAGTCGGCGCTGGTTGTTGCCGGCTTGTTCAAGACAGCCACAACCATCGTGGCCACCACCCGGGCCACCGGGGAAGGCACCGGATCCGGGGTGAACCCTAAATAGCCCACCACCAAATCCGATGCCTCCTCCAACAAGGTGGAGACATCCTCAGACTCGGTGAGAGAACGCCCCAGAGCGTTCTCAACATCCGACGCGGATGCCAGCGACATCAGCTACCCGCGACCGCCACGTCAACGAGCTTGCCGTGCTTGCGCTCGTTGCCGTACCGCAACCCGATCTCGCCGTAGATCTGCACCTTCTCCGAAGCGCCGGTCTTGGCCAGCGGCTCGGCGAAGAAATGCCCCTTGCCGGGGATCTCCATGAAGCAGGGGGCGCACTCCTCCAGCGAAGCCACGATGATCGTGTCGGCCGGCACATACCGAGACAGCACGATGTTGCAGCGACCGAAATCGGTTTCGAACGTCTGCAAGTTCACCCCACCGACGTTGCGGGAAGTCTCCTGGTAGGAGCTGTAGGTGGTGCCCTCGATGAACAGGCCGGTCAGCTTGCGCTTCAGGGTGGCGTTGACCAGCAGGGTGCGGGTCTCGGACTCCTGAATGCCGCCGTTCTCCCACACGTCCTGCATCAAATCCAGCACATCCCCTTTGGTGAGGGTGGCGCCGTTGAGCTCCTTGACGTTGGTGGTGATCGCCTCGAGCACGCCGCGGGTCTTCCGCGCCGAGCTGTTGTTGGCGGGCATCTGGTAGGTGCCCGAGATGAACGACTTCTCCACGTCGCGGGCGATCTGCTTGAACTCCTGCTGAAGCTGCCAAGCCAGCTCGTCCACGACCTCGTTGGGTCCGCCGACGAACGGTGCGGTGCCCGCGAACTGGTTGGTGGCGGCCTGCTTGGTGTAGGACACCGACACCTGCTCCTGGTGGATTTCCAGCACGTTCGACCCGGCCGCACGAACCCGGCCCTCAGCGGTGGGGGCGTCGGCACCCTCAAGGCGCTGCCGGTCATCGGCGGCGTCCCGCAGGTCGTAGCTGCTCCAGGTGAACACCGTCGAGTTGACGGCCACACCGCCGGTCAGGCCGCCGATGGCGGACAGGAACGGGGTGTCCTCGGGGGAGACGTTGAACAGCTCCCCCACATAGTTGGGCAGATTGAAGGTTGTGCCCAGACCAGTGATACCGGCCATTGCCGTTTATCCTTTCTGACTGCGGGCCAGCTCTGCCAGCCGCTGCGTCTTCAACTGGATCGCCAACTGGTAATCCCCGGAAGCTTCAGCGGCTTGGATCTGGTCCGCGATGGTGGGTGGTGCCGGCTGATTACCGACCCCAGGTACAACGGTCCCTTTGGATGGTTTGACCGCCAGCTCTTTGAACCTTTCGGCTTGGCGGGCAAGGGTTTCCTCATCGGAACCGGTGAGGAACAACTCAGCGTCCTCATCGGAGATGCCGTACTTGGCGGCGATGCGCCAGCGGACAGCCTCGGCTTCGGCCTGGGCGGCGCGTTGCGCGGCCTCACCCAGTTCTTGCGCGAGTTTCTCCTCGGTGGAAAGTTGCGCCTTTTTCAGTTCGTCCAGCTCGATGCGGGCTGCGGCGTTCTCTTTGGCGCGTTTTTCCTGTTCGCGTGCCTTCTGCTTCCAGAACTCCACCGTTTCGGTGGGTGTCGGTGTCGCGTCGGGCTGTTCGGCGGTCTCCGTTGCGGTTTCCGCTGCCGTTGTGTCCTCTTCAGACATTGTGTGTTTTCCTAACTTTCCCGTTGCGGGTTGCGCTCTCACCGTTGCGGCTGAACGCCCTTACCACCACACGGTGGTTAAGCTATGTCGTCCCCGAAGGTTCGCCACTCGGCGAGAATCCTCTTCGGGTCGCCCGAATCAGAATTGTTGCGGGCCTTGATGTATTCGTTGGTCCACTGTTCAACCTGCACCGCATATTCAGGTTCCTCAGCCACCAACACCTCGAAGGCGTCAACCCCGGCCGGGATCGCTTTGGCGGTGCATTTGCAGTCGTCGTGGTATTTGTCGCCGAGCCTGCGCGTTCCTCGAGGACGCCGGCCGCGGGGGCTGCCTTTACGCCGGCCGATCTGATAGACGAGCTGCATTTCGTCGCGGCGGGCCAACGCCTCTTCGCGGGTCATCTGCCCGGAGGCGATCATCCGCCGATCAGCGATCGACAAATTGACGCTTCGGCCCACAACCTGAGTTTCGTATTCCCCGGTTTCTTCGTTGAACACCGCGCTGCGATACGTTTCGTCAATGTCGGTGCGGGTAGCCAACAGCCGGCAAAACGCGCACGCATTCGGCCTTGCTACTCGAATCCAGCGCATCCCGTTCGATCTGGCGTTCTGCACTGTGGTGGCCCGGTCGCCGTCATAGATGGCCCTCTGCAACGTCCCACCGAGCCGGGTCAGAGCCTGCCGGCCATCGGCCCCTAACGCCCACTGCGCCGAGGTGGTGAACCGGTCCACCGCCGGGGCGGCGGCCACCGCAGCAGTACCCGGCATGTCAGGAAAGTCAAACTCAAACCAGCTTGCCGCGTATTCTGCGGCGAGCTGGTGATAGCCGATCGCGATGTCGGGAAACGTTTCAGAGACGTAGCGGAAAAAGTCCACGTCATCGAAACGTCCCGCCGCATCCCACAACCGGATCATCGTGGATTGGGATTGCGTCACCAACTGGTCAAGAACGAAACGCCGTTCAGCCGCCGAGATCGGCACGACGCAGCTCCGACACCGGCTTCCCGGTCAACAGTTCAGTGGGTTGCCCGTTGCGGTAGATCCGCACCAAAGCTGCCGGTTCCTCTTGAGATGCCGGAATCGCGAACTCGCCCTCACCGAGCACACCATCGACCATCAAGTGTTCGATCACGCCTTGGCCGCCGTCCCAGGACACTTGTTGCCCTTCGGCAAATCCGGCGGCCTCGGGCACGCCCTGGCCGGTAGGCCCATCGGTGGCCGGTTGCGGCCGGTTGGTGGGCAACTGCGACAGCAGAGAAGTAATGCTGGCGCGCCGTTTGTCGGCCCACGCCCGCTCCACCGTCGTCGCATCCCAACCGAGTTGTTCCAAAGGAACTTTCGACTCGGCCAGCCACGGCATCGCCTGCACCGTTTTGATCAGGAAATCCCCCGCCGCGCTTTGGGGTGGGTTTTCCGGGTCACGCCACAACGCATCCAGATTCCGCAACTCATCTGGGGGGGCATCCAACTCATCGCGGATCTGCACCGCGGTGGCCATCGCCCGCGCCAAACGGGGTCCGAAACAGTCCTGGGCGTAGCGGGCCTCGATGATCAGATCCCGCTCCGCGGCTTCGATCGCCTCCGCCGAGGAAGGGTTGTCCTGCACAATGCCCAACGCGTTCAACGGCAGCGACGTTTCCGCGCAGAACATCGCCGCCAGCGACCGCAACTGATCGGTGTGCGGCTGCGGG